CGACCGGACCCTCACCTTCGGGAAGATCCTCGCGAAGCTCGAGACGTCGCTCCTCTTCAAATTCACGCCGCTGCAGAATCAGACCCACGGCCCGGTTGTCTATGAGGCCGTCGAGCCGCCGAACACGCCGCACCTCCAGGACGGGGACTTCAAGACGTTCTCCATGGCCCGGAGGTTCTCGAGCGTCCGGGCCCGGATCAAGGTCAAATACGACGAGTCCCCAAGCGACCAGGACGTCTTCAAGCTCGCCGAGCTGGAGTCCCAGGTCGCGGAGTTCTTCTACGGCGTTGATTCGACGCTCGAGGTCGAGACCTACCATAAGACGGCCGCGGGCGCGGCCTGGCTCGCAGGGAAACTTTCCAGCATGTACGAGATGCCGCCCCTCGAGGCGAAGTTCGAGGTCTGGGGCTACGGCCTCGACCTTCTCCCGGGCCGGGACAAGGTCCACCTGACGAGGATCCGCGCGTGCTACGCGGGCGGGAACCTCTCCGGCGTCCTCTTCCGGATCGAGCGGATCTTGAAGCGGCCGGATACGCGGTCGACGGAGGTCGTGGCGGTGCTCGACACTCAGACGTATTGAGGAAAAAAATGCCGGTCGGCGATAGGACATTCTCAAGGAACTCGGCGGAGGCGCTCGTCCGGAAGATTCTCGCCCTTCTGCGGGCCGGCGGCGTCACGCAGTTCGTCGACCTCGACGACGGGGATACGGAGGCCGTGGCCCAACGCGAGACCGTCGAGGACAAGACGGACGACTACACGCTCGACGAGGAGGACTTCGGTAAACTCCTGACGATGACAAACGCCGGGCCGAAGATCTTCACCCTCCCGGCAGTCGACGCTGAGGACATCGGACTCTACGTGAGCCTCGTCAAGCGCGGAGCGGGCAAGCTGACCGTGCAGGCCGCCGGGGGCGAGACGATCCAGGATTCGAGCGCCGGCGGGACAGTCTATAACGACCTGGCCGAGGAGACGTTCGCCCTCGTGAGGCTCTGCGTTATCGCGGCAGGGAAGTGGATTATAGAGCACTTTACAGGCTCGGGATGGAGGACATCATGAAAATAGAGATCAGTTTAAAGGACGTGATCATCTTCGCCCTTGTCATCGTCCTTGCGGTGACGATGTTCATCAGGTTCGCGAAGATCGAGGCGACACTGCAAACGGCGGCGCTGGTCAAGGCGGTGAACGACCAGGGCGCGGCGATACAGCAGATCGTCTCGTACCTCAACGGCAAGACGGCAGGGCCGAGCGCACCGGTGAAGGCGCCCGGGCAACCCCAGGCCACGCCGCGAAACAAGGAGTAGGTCATGAAAAAACGGCTCGCGGCCGCGGCGATCGCGGCGCTCATAGGATTTGTTTTCCTTTTCGGCCAGGGCCCAGTCCAGAAGGTCCGGCTATGGGACACAAACCTCAGCCACTCATTACTGTTCAACTGGAACGAGAACGACACGGCGGGGCGGACGCTCAATTTCCTCGTAGCCGCGGGCACGCGGTCGTTCACGATCTCGGGGGACAGCTATATCGACCAGGACGTCAGGATCGCGGCGACGCCCTACCACGCGGGGCTCTATCTGAGTTCGTCGTCCGTTGCGCCTTTCTTGAAGCTCAGCAACGCGAGCGGCACGGCCCGTGACCCGATCATCCAGTACGCTGTCGGCGTAACGCCCGTCACTAGATGGACGCACGGATTGGATGATAGCCTATCCAACGATTGGCTCCTCTGCACCGGAGATATTCTGACGGATGTGGTGGAAGAGGAAACCTACGAACTGTCCTATTCCTACGATACATTCTTCCTGGTCGCTGATTCGGGTAACTACCGGATACAGAAATGGCTCACCGCCGACGGTTCTTATTTGGCCAAAATCGGGACTAATGGAAGCAGTGACGATCAGTTCAACCAGCCGTGGGGAATTTGTTCTGATGGAACATGGGTATATGTAACCGACACCACGAACGATAGAATCAAGAAACATCTTCTTTCCGACCTTTCTTTCGTCGCCAAGATAGGTTCACATGGATCAGGGAATGATAACTTTAATTCCCCACGTGGAATTTGCACGGACGGGACGTGGCTTTATATAGTTGATAAAAATAATAATCGTGTAGTAAAGCGACTCTGTTCCGACCTATCCTATGTTTCCGAAACAGCAGGGCCGGGATTCCTTGCCCCTGATTACATCTGTACTGATGGGACGCATATCTATACAGTTCAAACGCCCGGAGCGACCTATCGGATATTCAAGCACTCTTGCGATGACCTTTCACTTGATACTCGGGTCATGCCCGCCGGGACGGACGGCCACATTGATTCCGCAACCCTTACCGCCATCTGTACCACAGGCGGATATCTATATCTGACAAACAGCAATAGTTTTGGCGGGTCCGCCGCCGTTTATAAGTATGCCTGTTCCGATCTGACGTGGATATCTCAGTTCGGCACAAACGGGAGCGGCGAGGGACATACAGAGGTTTATGTCCCCGGCGGAATAACAACCGACGGGACATATCTCTACATTTCTGATTCGCAGACCACCAATTATGCCCGAATCTTGCAATGGCAATTAGATGGGACGTTCATCTCCCATTTTGGCGTATATGGCAACACGGATGGTACAATTAACGGCCCTCGGGGCATTTCCCTTTCCGGCCAAATCACTCGGAGCACCCTTTTGCCTCGACGCGGCCCAATCCTTCGTGCCAAAGCCGACGGCTTGGCATGCGAATCTTATGTTTCCTTCCAATTGCGCGACGAAATCCAATTCCGCGAGGACTCCGTAGCCAACGCGAACTACATCGCCATCCAAGCTCCGGCAACTGTCACGTCATATAAACTCATCTTGCCCGGCGCGACGGCGGGGGCAAAGAAGAACCTACAAGTCGGCGCAACCGATATTCTCGCATGGACACAGAACGTCGATACGGATGGTACACCATCATTTGATCATCTGCACCTGAGTGCAACGAGTAACCAAATTATTCTACAAAGCACTGGGGTGACCGGGACGATAACGGCGACCCCCGCCAGCTCGAACAAGGTCTGGACACTTCAGAATATTACCGGGACGATTTATCAGACAGCGGGGACGGATGTTGCCGTAGCCGATGGCGGTACAAATAAAAGTGCGTGGACATTATATGCCATACCCTATGCCTCTGCCACGACAACCATTGGTGAAATAGCGATAGGGGACGCAGGAAAGGTTCTGGCGGTAGCGGCAGGAGCAACCGGATATGAATGGATAGCGGCTGGCGGGGGTGGAACGTTTCTTAGCTTGACCGACGTTGATGAGGCCAACTATACGGGCCATGCCGGACATTTTGTCGTAGTCGATGGCGATGAAGATGCTCTTGTATTTTCGGCTTCTTCTGTCGCGGCCCATGACATCCTATCGGTCACGCACGGCGACACGACAGCGGCGGCGGTAACTCGCGGGGCGATGATCGCCGGGCTCGGAGCCTCGCCGAAGTGGACGGCGGTGGTCGCGGGGACCGAGGGATACGTTTGGACGATGGGGGCCGACGAACCTGAGTGGGCGGAGAGTTCTTCCGGCTCTCCCGGAATGGTTACGCTTCTTAATGAGGCGTTTGATGGACTGGCGACCGCAGCCATCAGCGGCCAGGGCTCCTACACGTACTTTGGGGCATGGGCCGTCACCCTGGTCGGAACATCAACGGCAACCGTGGCGGTAAAATCCGGCGCGGATAAAATGGGCATCCTGACGGGCGATACGGTCACGGAAGGATCGTCGTATGTATATTTAACAACCGGTGCGGCGTGGCCTTGGGGACTTTGTTATGGAACAAGGTTCCACTTCAAGATGAGGACGTCCAACGTCACTATCGGAACAAAAGGATGGAATCTCGGAAGCGACTCCGATGTTGACGAATGTCAGGTCTATTTCAGGACTACTGGTTCAAAAATAACCTTTTGGAACGGCTCGACAAACACGGATATGATGACCGCCGTCAACGACACTTGGTATACGATTGACGTTTTCATTAATGACGGGACCACCATTCCCTATGCCCTCGTTTTCATAGACGGAGTTCAGCAGGCGGGGCCAAAGTCTTGCGGCGCTAACACGGAAAACTGGAATCAAGTTGGATTTTATTGCAACACGACAGGAACGGCGGCAGCCATCAATCTGGATTTTGATGATTTCTACATAGCGACAAGTCGATTCTTTGACTTGGTAGATTAGGAGGACGATCTGATGCTCCGTGACGACAAGGTCGGTATATGCTTCGGGCGCCTCGCCCCGATGGACGAGTTTGGCACGTTCGACGGGAAGAAGTTCAACCTAGATGAGGCGAGGCTCGGGGCAGAGTGCGACGCGGCCGCGGACGCCGGCGCGAACATCGAGCGGTTCATGGCCCAGGCGGTCTGGGGACCGCATCCGTACGGCCGGCGCTCCCAGTTCCAGCCGTTCGTCTACGACCTGAAGACGAAGCGGTGGGAGCTAGAAAAGCGGAACGACTATTACTTCCCGATCATGAAGAGGATCGTGGCCCGGAACCAGGCCTCGAACAAAACGACGATCATCAGCGTCTTCGACGGCTGCGAGCTCCGCGGCATCGCCTCGACCTTCAGCCCCTGGGTCGTGAACAACCAGGGCGTCAGGACGTTTTACGACCCGAAGGCTGACGAATATACGGGCGATTTTTTCCGCGACTGCGTCTCCGAACTCAAGGCCTATGACATCATCTGGGACTTCAACGAGCCGGAGAACGCGGCTTATCCGGCTTTCTTCGAGCGTGTGATCCTGCCGATCGTCAAGGAGAAGAAGATCCCCTGGACGCGCCTGACCTACGGCGCGACGACGAAGTCCGAGAAGCCGAACTCCGTCCAGGACCAGGTCCGCACGATCGTCCGGGACGCCTACGGAAGGGCTGCCGAACGGACGATCATCAGGCCCGATCACTCGTTCCCGTTCACGGAATCGCTAAAGGCCCTGGAGCCCTACAACACAGACCTTTACTCGGACGATGGATGTTATCTCCCGCCGGGCCTGACCGCGTCCATTTGTGACGTTCGGCCCGGCAAGGGTGCGCGGCCGTCCGCGAGGACGTGGGGGAAGGTCTCGCTCGCGATCCTCAAACTGCACCCGATCATGGCCGGCGTTCGCGGACCCCTCGTCTATTTCGAGCACCTTCCGGCGGGATTCTCGATCGGCGACCTCTTGTGCTGGCTTGCCCCGATCATGGCAATCAGCGCGTCCTACCGGGCGAGGTTTGGGTGCTGGCCGTCGAACTATGGGAAGCACCGATAAACCCTGTCTAAAAACCTGTCCACTCTCTCCGACCGAAAAAAACAGTCCCAAAACTTCGCCGCCCAGAAAACATGTCTATACTGTGTCCAAAACGGCCTATCTCAAACCATGCCATTCAATGCCCGAAAGCCTATTTTCCCCCGAGAGAATGAAACCCTTGCCTGAAAGACTTTAGGATTCCTAATCCATGTGTCGTGGGTTCGAGTCCCACCAGGGCTACTTCCAACCTCTTTGAAATAAATCGGATACGCTATAATTGAATCGGTCTGTGTCTAAACATCCATGTGTCGTGTGTCTAAGAATCAGGCTAGCGGTTATGGGATGAGAGAGTCCACGGCGTGACGCTTGTGGACTGGATCACTGTGGGAATAGAGGAGCGATATCATCATTCGGCCATGTCCCAGTATCTCGCTGATGGTCACGATATCGACCCCTGAGGCCAGGAGCCGCGTTGCGAACGCATGGCGGAACAGGTGGAGTCCGGTCCGGACTCCGGCCTTCTTTGAAATGGCGTCCATCGTTCGGCGAAGCAAACTCCCGGAGTTTCGGTTCGGGACATCGAATACATAGCGCCCGGATCGCGGTTGTCGATTTATGACGCCCAGGGCTACGACGTTGAGCGGAACCGTCCGGAGTTTTGCCCCTTTGCCTAAGACCCTGGCTTCAGCGTCGCGGATATCTTCCCATTTCAGATTGAGCGCCTCGGAGCGCCGGAGCCCCGTATTCAGGATAAATGTCAACAAGTCGGGGAGAACTTTCTGGATCGGACTCTCCGGCTTTTTCGATATGGCCGTCGCCTCGTCCATGATTATTTTGATCTGCTCGTTCGTCAACGGCTGAATCTTCGTCCCTTCCCGAGCGAACTTTACCTTGCGGAGCGGATTCGGTCCGGGGATGATTTCCCAGTCGATGGCCTTGTAGAACATTCCACGGAGGATTTGTAGATATCGATTAAGCGTAGTTTTGGAGCGGTCAACCTCTCGGGATTCTTTTCCCTTGATGATGGTTCTGGTCTTGAGCATGGTGCGGATTTGTTCGATATGATAAGCCGTGACTTCATCGAGGTTCTTGATCTTGAGCTCATCGAATAGATCAAGCATCTTGTCCAGTCGGAGTTTTTCTGCCGGCCAGGATGCGGGTTTCGTTTCCCTGGCCCATTCGAGATATCGGGCGGCAAAGTCCCGAAGATTGGTCGTCGATATCTTTGCCTCGGCGCGATACTTATGCGTGAGTTCGTTCGCTCTGGCGATCGCCAGGCCGTGTTCCGTCGTCTTTAGCGATCGACGGACGCGCTTCTTCCCGACCCAGAGATCGAGCCAGTAATAGCGGCCAACTTTTTTGATCACGATGGCTTCGGCTTTTTCTCAAGTTCCGGCGGTCCTCCATCCTTCGGCTCTTCTGGATTTGGCGGATTGACTATCGGCGGCACTGGCCCGGGTTCGGCGCGGATGAACCAATCGAGTTTAGCTGTTTTACGATCGAGCGTGATGATGATCTTCATTTCAATAAACCTTGAATCCACCCAGGGTTGAATAGGACCCAAGTTTTTTCCCGGTCATCCATCCGATGACATCCACAGACAAATACTCGGTATTTTGTTGGATCGCGCAATATGCCGCGATCGTTCTCGTCATATCTTCCTTTAATTCAACGTTTATGGACGCCCAGGTTAATTCTTGAATCCAAACCCTGCCGATTTGAGCGTCTAATTTTTTAATCAAGCCGCTTTTTTGGGCTTCTTGGATTCGCGCAGAGATATCTACCTTAAAGGCATCGCTGAACATTGGTTTCGGAGTCGGAGGTGTACCCCCGGAATCACATGCGGCCAGTGTCATACACAATACCACTACTAAGATTCCCCATCTTCGCATGACTCACCCCCTAAGATTTATTTCTTGAGTTCGTCTAGGCGCTCCCGAATTTTTTGATCAACAATTTCGTCGATCGTTTTAGGAGGTTTAATTTCTTCCGCCTTCGGGCAAAGATCGCCCATTTGAACCCCCAATAACTCTGCTATCTTGGATAGCTCGCCAACCGACAGACTGCGTTTGTTTTTCATGATCAGGCTCAACCAGGGTCCGGTATACCCGAAGGCTGTGGCAATCGAAATCCCCGTGACCTTGCGATCCTTCATCAACTTTCGCAGGCGGGCCGTGATAGGCGCTTGCCTCTGGAGTTCTTCTGCTGAGTCAATCATCCTTGAAATATTATTTTCCTTTCTTTACCGCCTGTCAAGCCTAAATGTTTTATAAACAATAACATAGCACGTCGTAAATAAAATATAATAATACTTGACATGGTGTTAATTATTTATTATATTAGTTACACCATGTTAAGTATAGTCAAGTTCATAAGGGAGCGAGGGATGACACAGGCCGCCTTCGCTAAGCAATTGGATATATCCGAGGCAATGCTTTCCCTCTGCCTACGGGGAAAACGCCGTTTCGGTCTTAGTACCGCACTCAAGGCCAAGAAGATCACGGGGATGGGACTGGATGAAATATACCGGGGAACCAAATGAGCCAGGACCCCCTCCTCACCCGTAAAGACCTGGCCCGGCTGTTCCAGGTCAAGCCCTGGACGATCGATTCCTGGTGCCGGAAGGGAATCCTTCCGTACGAGGTCTATCCCTGCGGCAAGCGCTTCGACCCGGATAAGATCGAGATCTTCCGGGCTAAGCGATCGTTCGGTTCTTCGACCATTCATACCACTCAAGATAAGGGGGTGGCCGGTGTCGGTCAATCGAATTATGAGCGCTAATTCGGGTCTTCAGTGTCTACTCTACACGAACTTCGTGATCAAGGCGAAGTACGCTGTCGAATCCGTGGCCGAAAAGATGGGCATCCATCGGGACACGCTCTATAAGTGGATCGAGGGCAAAAACCTTTTCCCGGCCGATCGGTTGGCTCCGCTCACCGCGGCGACGCAAGACACAGAATACCTGGAATACATCCTGGATAAGTGCGGATACGTCCTGCTGCCGAAGATCCGGGACAAGAAGGCGGCTGAAACGATGATCCAAATGGCAAAGGTATTCTTGTCAGCAGCGAATGGAAGGGGCGATACGCCATGAATGAAAAAAACTGCAAGGCCGTCATCTCCGAGGATGGCGGGAGCATTGAGGTCTATAGCGAAGGGAAGCGATACGTCTTCGCGCTCGGGTTTTCGGTTTGGGAGTGGATCGATCTCGTGAAAAGTGGGCGGAACCTGCCCGGGAAGAAGATGGCCGAGGTAGAGGTTCGGGCGAGCGGAGAAGGACAATAATGGCCATTTGTCCAGTCTGTAAAAAGCGATGGGATAACGCTTATACCCGACGCTGCAATTTTGGTGAAGCAAAAATGTATTGTTCTAAAAAATGCGAACGATCTATTCGGAAAAATAGTGGGCCATATTTTTCTATTTGGGATCAGCGTCGACATAGGTGGGTTCCAGAACATCGCTTAATTTTTGAAAGACATATTGGTCGTCAACTTAAAAAGGGCGAAATCATCCATCACCGTAATGGTGATAAGCATGATAACAGGATCGAGAATTTTCAACTTCTCACTTCGCGAGGGCATTGCCCGGGAATTGAAACACAGCATAGCGAAGACATTTGCCATTTACTGAATCAAATCCAAAAGATTCGCCGAAACCTTCATCTTCTATCAAAAATGGCCAGCAGAACTATGCACGAACGCATTCTCGCATTGTCTGAGAGGGTTTTGTGACCAAGAACAAGAAAGAGGCCGGGAGGACGAAATCGGCTCTTTGTGCGGCTTGTGGCACGGCATTCGAGAAATCGAGGGATTGGCAGATTTTCTGTTCTGATAAGTGCCGTAAGGATTCCTGGAAGACCGACAAGCTCAACGCTCGAAGGATCATTCAGCTCGAGATTCGGCAAGATCAGGTCGAAGTCCGCCTTGCCCGGATCGAAACCAAGTTCAGAATCAGGAAGGCGGGATCATGAGCCGCCAAAAATCGAATCGAACCCTGCTTCTTGAACAGGAGCGCGCGGCCCGGAAGGCCGAGCGTATCCGCAAGCGCGCGGAGAAGGAGCGCGACAAGGCCACCCGAACAGAGCGCCACGAGCAGAAACGAGCGGAGCGGGAGGCCAAGCGCGAGGCCCGGCTCAAGAAAAAGCTCGTCCATGAGAGCGTCGAGCGGAACGGCGTGCCGAAAGTCCAGCCCGAAGAGTCGCGGTTTGGCCTGATGGAGGCGATGACCTACGATCCATACGCGATCTGTGGCCGATGCCACATGACGATCAAGGAATCAGAACTATACGGCATCTATTGTGAGCGATGTTACTACAAAAAGGAGGTCAATGAACCGAAAGAAGAGGAACTGAAGGCGGAGGCAAACAGGGCCGTCCCCGGAACTGAGGACGGCGGGAAAAATGGAACCGCGGCCCCCGCGGGCCAGTTGAAACTTGAATTATAAACCGGCCTGCGGGCGCTGTCAAGAGAAAAGGAGATTCAATGACTGAAGACAAATTGACGAAAACCGCGCCGCCGGGCGCGAACGGGAAGCAGATCGTCCTCGCGGCCGACTTCGGCAAGGTCTATGTCAAGATCCTGCCCGACGGCCAGGTCATGGCGCCGATCAAGGCCGACATGACCCTCTACGAGAAGCACGGCCAGATCTACAGCCTGAAGGGCAAGTGGAGCATCACGGCGTCGGGGTATTGGCACCTGAACAAGGTCGCTTCGATTTCGATCCTGAAGCCGCAGTCCGTCATCGTCGACGGGAAGCCCGTGCCGAACCCGCACATTGAGCGGAACCGGAGGACGAAGGCGATCGAGAGCGTCAACATCCGGGCGATGGGGATCGGCTACTCGCCGGCCGGGAACATCGTGGTCATCGACAAGACGCTTTTCTACAACGTCTACACGTACTTCATCCAGAGCATCCAGGCGAAGATGAAAAGGGTGGTCTGGAAAAAGGACCCGGAGGGGAACCGCGTGCCGACCGACGAGAAGGAGTCCCCGAACTGCGCCATCTACGGCATCGCGGAAGAGAAGCCGACGATCGAAGGCCGCTGGGCATTCTTCCCCACGGAGAGGCCGCTCGGGATCTGGGTCAACTACCAGGACCAGGCGATCGTCGACTGCCTCGAGGAGCACACGCAGAGGCAGCGGTTCGGGGACCGGATGGCAACGACGATCGTCGAACGGAACGTCCTCAAGGACCACCCGGCGATCGCCGCGGCGCAGGTCGTGATGAAGGCTGGCGAGGGGGGCAGCAAATACGCGAACGTCGTCGTCTACGGATGGCGAAACGACAACACCCCGCGGAACCTGGCGGACCTCATGAAGCAGGCCGAGGACGGCGGCGAATCAAAGGAATTCGAGGTCCGGAAGGAGACCATCGTCGACGTGGAGGCGGAAGAGGAAAAGGAAATATTGGAAGAAGTCGCCGCCGACGAAAAGCCTGAGAAGATCGGCAATCCCGCAAAGGACCAGGAGCCGCCCGAAGAATACTGGGAGAAGAGGCGGGCCGAGGCCGCGAAGGGCGGGAAGGCATGAAGGAGATCGATAAGGAGCAATTGAAGAGGGAGGCGGACGCGAGGGCCCGCCTCCGGGAAAAAGTCGCGGTCCGTCGGTCCGGCATTTCCTTTGAACATCCGCCGGCCGAACCCATTCTGACGAAGCCGGAGAACTGGCACGGAATGCTCGCGCAAGGCGTGGCTCAAACGATGCCTTGTGCCCCGAAGGTCGTACTCGCGATCAAACCTGCGGGCATCGTGGCGACGGAGGGGGGTTTCCTCCTGGCGGAACTCCGGGAGGTCGCGATGGAGATGGAGGCCGCCCTGGATGCCGAGATCGAGGCCGATAGACGCGGGCCGACGGAACATCGCGACCGGAACTGGGCGTCATCGATCGGGCATCCATGCAAAAGGCATATCGTTTACGAGCGATTGAACGGGCTCGACCGGAGATCGTTCGATATTGAGACCCTCTGGCGCTTCCGGGAGGGAAACGAAGTCGAGCGGCGGATGAAAGGATATCTTTCTCAGGCTGGATGGGAGCTCACGCAGGCGCAGCGCCCGGGCAAATTGGACGACAAATATCAAACGACTGGCCGGATCGACGCTATGAACCCGCTGAGGCGCCAACTGCCGGCGCCTTTTTCAGCGGTCTCTGAAGTTCCCGCCGAGATCAAGAGCATCAGTCCGCTATTTTGGGACCAACTCAAATCGATCGAGGACGTGAGGGGCACGCGATACTGGTGGATCCGGAAGTACCCGAGCCAGCTAAACATTTACTGCCTCATGTTAAAGGCCCCGGCCGGCTTCCTTATCCTCGGGACGTTCGGAAAGCGGCCGCGGATCCTGCCCATGCTTTTTGACCAAGACCTGGCCGAGCACGACCTGGGTGTGATCGAGGACGTGAACCGGCACGTCGACGCGGGAACCTACCCGGAGCCGATGCCCTACGACCCAAGTTGCTGTGGGATGTGCGAATGGAACCACCTA